TTCGCCCATTCGCTAATCGTATTTCAAGTTGCTTCTTTTCTTCCTTGTTTTGCTTGATGGTTTCTCTTAATGCTTTTCGTCTTTCTGCACGATCTTTTTTAGTAAATTTTTCATATTCATCCTGATATTTTTTCTTATTTTCAACTTCTTCATCATCTACTTTTTCCGATTCATCATTGTTTTTCTTTTTCTTAGATAAAGCATCAGCGGCCTCGGCTTGAGTATCTCTCAATGTAGACGCAAGATCACGCATAATCTCTGCAGTTTCGTGCAAAGAGTCTTTTATTTCCTTTATTTCTGATGATAATTGATTTGATATATCAGGCATTGTATTTTGCAGTACTAGTTTTTAGAAAAATATCTTTTAAAGTCGGACATCTTTAATGTTTTAATATCATTCTTATTCATAGGTTTGCTTTTGTTAGCTTTTTGAATATCCTTGTTAGAAAGCATATCTCTCCCTATAACTTGCCCTAAAGTTAATCCATTAGATAGTTTTTTCTTGGAAGCTTTTTTTAATCTGGAGTCCATTTTACTAAGTAAATCTTTTTTTCTTTTCTTGAGTTTTTTTATTTCTGATTCTTTTGTTTCAAGCTCAAGTCTTTTATTAATATAGGCTAAGAGACCAGACACCATTGTCATTTTTAATAATGCTGAAAGACTTTCCATTGTGTAGCTCCATTTTATATGGTATTATTCACTATAAATAAATATACCTCTCTGCAAAAAAACAGAGAGGTATAATGCAACTATATTACTTTTTTCTCATCGCTTCTTTTTCAGCTTTATTTTTTTCTTCTAAAGCTTTATTAACTCTTTTTATCCACCACTGTCTAAAAGAAACGGGCATATTGTAAGCGTCTTGAAAACTAAGTTTTCCATAATATACACAAGCGAAAACTTCTTCCCAAAAATATTCTTTATGGCTTTCATTCAGGCCAAAAGAAACCCACCCCTATTGGGATGTCCACCTCCTCCTTATGGCCGCAATAACTACAAGTGAAGGGTTGTTTCATAATTACATCAGGTTCATTATCGTTTAGATATTTTCTAAAAGCTCTAGAATCTCTTATAGACATACTTTTTACAAAATTACTTATTGTTTCTGGCGAATCATCACCGTTGACAGATAATATTTGCTTTGAATATCTAGTTGTTATGTTTCTTTCCAAAGGTGACCCTGTTTTTTGTTTCGTCACTCTAAGCACTTCCTGTATTTCGTTTTCTTCCATTGAGGTTAGGAATCTAAACTTTATATTTATGCCGCTTGGAAGTGCAAAATCAAATGCAGGATTATTTACATCTTCTGGATTCAAATCTAATGTTCTTACAGCTAACCCACTCAAATCAAAAGTATAATTATTTTCTTCTTCACAACTTGGACAATCTAATCTAACTTCATAATCTGGGCCATAACCACTTATTCTAAGAAAAGTCATTATTGAATTTTTATCACCAGAAACCAAGTCATCTACGCTTATACTTTTATCAACAATACAACTTTGTAGTAGGTGGTCAAGTGCCTTACCAGACCTTAGAAGGGATCTTGATGTTAGTATGTCTTCGTCTGCAGCAGTAAGATGTCTTACTTCAATAAATTCTTCTTTGTGCAATGGATGGGTTTCCCCGTAAAGTTTACCCATGCTTGGTAAAAGCACCATATCTCTTGGTACAGAGTAACCGGATCTTTGTTCATCTTTATTAGCCACCTCTTGTCGAGGAATAGGGGGAGATGCACCTTCTGCTGTATCTTCCTCTACTTTAATTTTTGATTTAGCCATTTTAGACTCCTTATATAAAAATGTTATAACATATAATATATGTTAATAAAAAAATAAAGAGTTGTAAACAGCAAAAAAAAGCACCCCTAAAAAAGAGGTGCTTTTTTATTTATATAAATACTATTAGTATCTCAGAATACACTCATCTGGTCTAACAGTAATGGATATCTCTACAGGATCAGCACCATCGTAAGAAAGATCACCAAAAGTAGCTTCAGAAATAAAAGCTCCTCTGATGTCCCACTTTTCTACTGATGCGCCGACGGGATCAAGCATTTCGATTGAGAAATTCTTCTTGTAAAAAGAAGCATATCCATCACGACCAGAAATTGTTTCGTGAGAAAGTCTAACCCATTCCATAACACGTTGAGCTGATGAAGGAGCGATAGGATCGTGCAATGTCATTGCGATTGTACCCCATTCACCCTTACCGGCCAAATATCTCTTGCTGTTGATATAATCAATAGTAACTGGTTCCATTGTAAAAGATGGTCTTGCAACAGTTTTGAGAGTATAAGCAGGGATTTCTTCATCTTGAAAGAAAAGAATCCAACGATTATTTCTTTTTGGCTCAAATGTATCTGGTAACAGCCTTCCTTGATTTAGTGTTGTTACTGCCAATTTCTTTCTCCGTTTTGTTTATTATAAATATATAAAACAAATAAAATTTGTTGGGGGTTATCCCCCAACAAATTATTTATTTACTAAACTTCATCAAATGATGCACCACTACCGTCAACATTAAAGTCAAAGATAATAATTTCAGCGGCCTGTGTAGGCTGTAGGAAAATCTTACCTTTGATAATGTTTCTGTCAACTAGATCGGGTGTTGTTGTTGATTCGTCTAGTATAGCTCTAAACTGTGTCAAACCATTTTGAGCCTGTACTGTGCTCAAATATTCGTTTACTCTTGCTAGAATTGCACCTTGTGTAGATTCGTTGTTAGCTTCAAAGACAAACAATCTTGAGAAACCAGCGATTGTCTTTCTTACTTCTACTAGCATTCTTCTAACATTGACTCTATCAAGCACTGACTGCTTCTTCTGCAGTGTCTTCTGACCGAAGATAACAATACCTTGGCCTGGGAATGTAGCTATTGGGTTTACGTTTACTGTATAGAGACTATCTCTTTGAGATTGATTTAGTCTACGTCTTGCTTCCAAAACAGTATCCAATCCACCTCTTGTAAATCCTGCTGGTGCAAACCAAGGTTGGGCAACGCTGTCGTTGAATGCGTAAGCACCAAGCACTTCTACACTTGGTGGTACCCACATTAGACGATTGTTTTCAGCGTCATTAATTCTAACCCAAGGGTAATAAGCAGCAGCATAATTTGTGTCATACTTAGCTGACTCTGAAATAGCGTTAGATACACTTAGTGCCAACCCAGCGCCGCTTGTTGATGTGTCACCCAAATCAATAATAGCGAAAGCATCGGAACGTGCTGTAATCATGTCAACAAGCTTATCGTTTGTTGTGCCAGCTTCACCGGAGTGCACACCAGGCACTGCGATAAGATTGAAATCAACTTCTTCTGGATTAGAGAGAATGTTGATAGCTGTTGAGAAGTCAGCGCTGATGCTGCCGTCATTATATGAATTAGCCATATCTTTTCTTGGGTCGAAACCATCAGTACCACCATACATAGCTACTGTAAAACGAATCTGATTTGTTGTCGAAAAGTTTCCAGCGTTGACACCTGTTGTGTCAATCAAAGTGTATGATGATGGGACATTAGTAATTTCATCAGCAGCAGTACCATAAACAATACCTGCCTGCTGTGCAAAAGTACCGTTGCTTGTGTTTACTACAGAGTTCTTAAGTCTATCAGCCATACCAGCGTCAAGAGAAACACCTGCATATGTTGTAGATGAAACCTCTCCTCTTGCGTTTAGGTGGTTTGTCTTAAGACTTACAGGAGCGTATGTGCAAAATCCTGTAGCGAAATCAGAATCAAAGTTGTTACCTGTGATAACAGATGTGAATGTACCACCTGCTTGTGTCAACACTGACTCTTCCACTGTGATTTCAGTAGTTGTTGCGCTAACGACAGTGAAATCACCATCGTTGCCTGGGAAAGTTACAACTGTTGTGTCTGCGATTGTAACATTGCCACTTAGGTTTACAGTTGTTACAAATCCATCATCACTGAAACTGTCAACAGTAACACCTAATGATTCACCAGATACTTGCACATCACTACCAACAACAATATCAATCACTGTACCAATTATGATTGTGGATGCGGTCGTAAAATCAGCGTTAACAGCACCTGAAGATGTAGTACCAGCAACTGTAATTGTAGCACCAGCATCTAAAAATCCCCATTCAGTGTGAGGTGTAGGATCTGTTATTGTGCCAGTGTTTGAATAAGCAATAGCTGTATCTGTTACAGAAAATTCAATTGTTGTTCCCAAAGCGTCCCTGTTTGTTGGGTTGACATTAGCTGTAGGATATCCCTTAAAACCAGCAGGGTGTGCATTTGTTGGTGCACCTTCCACAACTTCAACTCTAACAAACTTTGATTTGTTTTCAAAATCACCATCATACATAACTTCAACAGGAGATGTGTTAAAGTTATAAACGGGATAACGATCACCAATAGCTCTGCCGACATACTTAGCAGAAGATGGATCCATAGTAACGTCTTCATATGATTCCAAAACTTGTGGTTGGTCATCTGTATCACCTGCTGCACGAATAGCAATGCTAAATGTGGGGAATTCTGTAGCAGAATCAGATTTGTTAACGTTTGTTACTGAAACTTTTACAGAAGCAGGTGAGTGTGTCATTTGATGAAACTTAAACATTTCAAATACTTGACCATCAAAGTTCTGTGAAACAACAGAGGGTGTCTGAGGCTCAAACAATCCAGCAACGGTATCAAACTGAGTTGTACCTACTGTGTTTCCAGATTGAGCTGTAACACTAACCCAATTTGGTACACCGTTGGTGTTTTCAGATGCGTTATCTACTGTGCCAGCGTAGTCACCAACAGCGTAGTCGAATACAGCATCAGTGTAAAGGTCGCTAAAAAGCTCACCATCTGTGTGCTTCTTGGGGTTGCTACCGATTACTTTCTTAATATACTTGGGGCTTGAGGGACTAAGTGAAAGACCAGTGGCGATTTCACCATTAGCGCTCAGCGCAAAGTTTGTTGGGCTGCCAGATACAAGAATGTCAGAGGCATCGTTGCTTCTTCTTCTAACAATACCGAGAACGGCGTTGCCATTTACCAAAGAAGCTGTTGTTGTAGCTGACTCTGGGAAAGCAAGCACGCCTGCTTGACCAACACCAGTGGCGCTACGACCAGCTAGCTTTACAAATGTCAAGCTATCTGCGCTTCTAAGATAATTTCTTGCGGCATATCCAGCATAATGTTCGGGATTTAGTCCACCAAATACTTCCTTAAACTGACCAAAACCTGTGACAGTAATAGGTCTGTAAGCTGGACCTTTTGATGACAACCCGATTAGAGCAGCACCAACGCCAGCTTCGGCAGCAGATGGAATAAATGATTCGTCTATTTCCTGTGTATACACACCAGGAGATACGAAAACACTTGCCATGCTTTTTCTCCTAAATTAATAATGTAAAATAATAAAAAAACAATTTGTCTTTTTTTACAAGTAAGTTGCATAAGTAGAATGTTATTTTGACGCAAATACTTTATAACCTATAACACTTATAATAAATACGTTTTAAAAAACCCAAAAAAAAGAGCCTATCATAAAGATAGGCTCTTTAAAGTTAGATTTTATTTATTTTTACTTGCTAGCTTCTACTGATTCCTTACGATACTGAGTTGCTAGCTTTTTAATTTCGCCAATAGCCTTACGTGCTCTTTGTGCCGCGGCCTTGTTTCCGTTGCTAACAAACTTATCGTGATTCTCGCGAAAGCTCTCAAACAATTCTTCAATATTTGAATATGTTTCCATATCACTAATCTCCATCTTCGGTATATTCTGGTTATGTGATAAAATTATTCAGCCGCAGCGTCTGCTTCAGCGATCGGCTCTGGCTGTTCTTGCTGTGTTAAATCGATTCCAAGCTCTTCCAACAATTCATTCAACTGCAACAATGCACCTCTGTTGACAGTATAATTTTCTGTTAGCGTGTTAAGCTGACGTTGAGTCTCTTGCACTTGCTGAGCAAGCTGATTGAGAACACTGATAATGTTTTCGCGCTTACTCAATAGTGCGTCTGATTCTACTGATGCCATATCTTACCTACCTTTCTTTATTTTATTTTCTAACAACAAACAATATAGTAGTATGTTGTCGTCTTCAAATTTTGAATGACCTTGTGTGTAATATTTTATAGATGTTTGGTAATCGCCCATTATATCATAAGCTTTACCTAACATATAATAGCTTTCTATATCTTCTGGGTTATTTTCTAATCTTTTTATACACAGCCTAATATATTCTTCATCAACAGCTAAATGTTGCCAACTATGTATCAAAATATTAGAATCAATACGTTTTAAACCCTCTCTATCTATAGTATAATAAAGATTTTCGCCTATGTTATACTTGTATCTTATTCTTTTATCGTTTCTGAATAATCTAATACACTTTTTTTGTATACATCTAGAATACCCTCTATAGAAGCTGGCATCGATTGTGGCAGGGTCTGTATTTTCTTGGGAAGTATATAGGTTTATTTCCGTTTCAAAGCCATAGGTGTCATTGGCGTTGCCATAGAGTATTCCGTTTGATATGCGTTGAATACTATTTGCATCTATTTCGTCGTTGACATTCATTTTGAATATCCACTTACCACTACAACAATCTAAACCTTTGTTATAAGCAGAAGAATAATCATCTTCCAAGTCTGTTTTCACTATAACTATTTTTTCGTTATAGTCTTTATATATAAATTTTTTTCTATTACCCGTTATAACCACAACAGCTTCATCAATGATGCTTTCAAAATCATTTATAATAGAATAAACTTTTTCGTATTCATCTTTGCATACTATCAGTAGTGATAAATCTTTCATATATACCTGCTATAAAAAAACACTCAGAGCCTAAACTCTGCTCTGAGTGTCTGTGTAATAACCTTAATCACGATAAATGAAATCACTCACCCCCTTTGGTTGCCTGCGAAGCAACTGATGTGATTATTTAGTATTAAGGCTCGCCTATATATTTTTATAATAAATTTTTGCTTGGTTTGTAAACTAATTTTCTTCTTTTAGTACTTCTCTAAAAACTGCTTTGGCTTCTTTTTCAGCTTCCTTTAATTTTTCTTCACTTGCTTTTCTTTGCGCCTTAGCTTTCTCTTCGTTGGCTATAACTATTTTAGTTATTTCGTCAAGCTCATCTTGTGTTAAAGGCTCTAGACCATTCTTTAATGTTATTTTGTGAATAACGCCAAAAATTATTTGCATTTCGTTTTCATTTATATGTGTATGAAATTCTTCTATTGAGGCGTTATATATGTCTTTAAAAACAAATTCCATGTTGGCTCTTAATTGTTTACCATTTATTTGCTTTGAAACCTCTGTAGAAATTAATTTTTCTTGCATTGTATAGTGTATTGCTTCGTGAGCTATGTATATAATAAAAACAGAAAATGTTATATTACCAATTATTTGTAAAAACTTTTCAAAATTATTCATAAATACCTTCCTATAAAAAATGGTCTTGTCATATTATATTATAATACAACAAGACCATTATATATAAGTTTTATTTTACTTGTTTACTACGGGCAATGCCATGTCTCGCTTTGCCCATCACCATTAGAGTTTATAGTTATAAACTTACTAGCTCCGATGGGATTGCCAGGGGGAGAAGATACGTAAGTTGTTGGGCCAGAAGTGGTGAATCCAGTTGCTGGACAAGAAATATCACACTTAAACCTAGCAGTCGATTGACTACCCGCGTCGGGTGTTATTGTTACTTCTTGACCATTAGACAAGCCAACGGATGTCTGACCACTAATAGAGCCAACACTGGTGCTGTATCCAAAATCACATTTATTCACCCTAACATCACTTGTTAAATATCCTCCTGAACTAACAAGAAGGTCTGATCCAGATGTACCTTCTGAAGCGGAAAATGTGCCGCCTGATCTGTCAGGCATAGAGCCTGTTCGTGCTGTAAAAGCAGAGCCATTAGAAGTGCCATAATACTGCTGCCCACTTCTAACATTTTCCTCGCCTGTATCTCTAGCTCCACTTATACCAGAGTGGCTTTCCGTGTTAACAGAATTACAACTTACACTTTGATATGGTCCCGAATTCGCAGTTTGTCCGTGGTTAATTGTTGCTGTCTTAGAAACTCTATTGATTTTCACATCTCCTGATAAGTATCTGTCACCTGTTGCAACAACATAATCTCCTGATCCTGAAACAGGAGTATTGGTTGATCCTGATTGTGTTGAAAGAGAGCCGCTGCGTCTTTGCCCACTTGAAGTCCAATACTCATAACCACTCCGTACCTGAGCATCATCAGCGTCTGTGGTGCCAGTGCCTGCATCTACAACATCAACACTAATACTGCTATAGTAACCTGCAGCATACCCTCCATCAGAAGTAAAGCTACCGGCTCCGTTGTTAGCCATTGTGCCATCCACTACACTACCGTTTGTGTCCCATGCCTCATACCCACTAAGAATTTGAGCACCGGCAGCGTCAGTATCCGCTGTGCCTGCATCTATAACACTTACTGTGCCGCCACTATAATAACCAGCGTCCAACGAAACATCATCAGTGTTGAATGTAGGTGCACCTCTGTTTGGCATTGTGCCGTCAATTAAAGATCCTGTCGAACCCCAAGCTTCATACCCTGCAAGAATTTGCGCTCCACCAGCATCTGTGTCAGCTGTACCTGAAGCCACAACATCAACTGCTATACTACTATAATAGCCTGCAGGTTTGCTGCCATCAGAAGTAAAACTTCCAGCGCCATTATCAGGCATTGTACCATCAACTAAATCACCAAGCTCACTCCATGCCTCATAACCACTAAGAATTTGTCCTCCGCCAGCATTTGTATCACCGGTGCCTGGGTGAATTACATCAACTGTTATACCACTATAATAACCAGTATTTTTTACACCGTCAGTATCAAAAGTCACAGACCCTCTGTTTGGCATTGTACCATCAACTAAATCACCAAGCTCACTCCATGCCTCATAACCTGTGAGTATTTGAGCACCTGAGGCGTTTACATCACCAGTACCTGGGTGAATTACATCAACTGTTATGCCACTATAATAGCCAGCGCTTTTCGTACCATCAGTGTCAAAGTTTACTGAGCCTCTGTTAGGCATCGTTCCATCAACTAAACCACCAGTAGAATTCCATGCCTCATAACCACTAAGAATTTGCGCTCCACCAGCATCTGTGTCAGCTGTACCTGAAGCCACAACATTAACTGTAATGCCGCTATAGTATCCTGCAGCATACCCTCCATCAGCAGTGAAACTTCCGGCTCCGTTATTGGGCATAGAGCCTGTTACAAGTGTTCCGTCAGATTGAAAGCCTTCGTTAGATACTAATAATGTAGCTGCTGTAACATCTGGTGTAGCTGTGTTTCCATTCAATCTATTTCCAGAGCTTGGATAAGTTCCTGTATTACCAGCAATACCAACACCAATCCTTACATTAGTTGCAGATAGGTTTGTTGGGTTGTTGATGGTCAAATCTTTATCTACATAATCATTATTAGTTTGCAATGTGAATGGAAAATTAGCTGGTGTATATGAACCACTTGATATGCTACCACCATTAGACAAAGCACCTCCATATGTTGGAATAGTTCCGGTGGTTTCTGTCATGCCAGCACCTGTATAAAAAGTGAAGCCACTCATTACATTAGATGCTGCTGCTGTTCCTGCTGTAAAAGCAACAGCTTCGTTGGCATCTATTGCTGATGTAAGACCATCTAAGTCAGCGTCATAAGCTACTAAACCCCAACTAGAGCCATTACAAAAATACAATCTATTGTTAACAGTGCTCATCATTAGATTACCTTGTCTAGATGCTTCACAAGTAGGCAATCCCCCTTCTGGCACATCTAACAAAGCTGTAACTTGTATGGTGTCAGTATTTGCTTTTGAAGCATCTAACCTTTGACCCAAAGCAATTTTATATACAGCAAACTTATTAGCCAATCTCATTGTGTCTTCGACAGCTTGTGTTCCTCCAATCTGAGCAAAGGCATTGGTATATAAAAATAAAACAAAAATTAAGTTAATGATTTTAGCCATCTTGTTATCCTTTCTGTTAGGCCCATTGCATAATAATCCTGTAATTTAATTATGCTTGCTATGATATTCCAATTAGTGCCATCACAAAAATACAATCTACTATTAGATGTGTTGACAGCTATATTTCCTTTTGTGCTTGTGTTACACGTTGGTAAAACTATCTCAGGCACTTTTAATTCTTTTTCTACAATAAGACTATCTAAAATTATTGTGGAAGCATCTAATCTCTGCCCCTTATCTATTTTGTATACAGAAAATTTATCAGCTAATCTCATTGTGTCATCAACAGCTTGAGCGCCTCCTATTTGAGCAAATAGAGGTTGTGTCATAAATAATAATAAAACTACTAACAATAAATTTTTCATTTTTTAATCCTTGTGTTTTATTCTGAAGTTGTTGAAGTTGAATCAGGTTTTTGAAAGCGTGATTTTTGTGCAATATAATAATTCTTCCAAACATCATACACCGATGAAGCTTTTTTAGCAAATTGTGTGTTTTTATAATGAGTATCTTTTTCTACAGATATACTATTCATAATATTTTTTTGTTGTTCAATGGTTGGAAAATAATCCATAATAACTTCATCTTCTTCACTAAAAAACCTACCATTCCATATACCTATATAGCATCTGGTTTCATCCGACATTTCTGATTTGTCAAAAAAAACAAAATACAAGTTTAGTGTGTCGAAACTAGCGTAAGCGTTAGATAAAACTTGCAGGTTTTCAACTTTAATTTCAACATCAGTCAAATTTTGTTCTATTGTATTATCTACAGCAACATCTCTTTCGCCCCAGATACTATAAATTAAATTATTTTGAGTGTCTTTTAAATTCAATAAATTGTATTTTTCAGCATTAATATAATCCACATTAGCTATTAAAAAAAACAAAACAATAAGCATAAATTTCATTTTATCCTACCTTTCTTTTAGCATCCACAAGTTACAGTTTCCAATATTGGCAGATTTCCGCTATGAGTAAAACATCTTCTACCACCCGCTGTTTCTGGACCAGTGGAAGCGTAATCAAAAACATTCGCCTGCGCATCCCCAGTGGTAGTCGATACCACTGTTGTAGTTCCGCATTTCTCATTACAAAAAAATCCCGGAGACAGCGGCAGATATGTTTCATTTCTTAACTTATAATTACTGCCGCAACCAGATGTAGTTGTAGAGTATTCGGTGTCCCCCTGCGAGCAGTGATATACGCTAGATGACGAGCCGTCATTAGCATTAATTGTTATCTGATTGCCTAACTCGATATTGGTACCGGAACTACCAGCGGTCGGACCAGTTACACTAAAACCGGTGCTGGCAGAATTGCACGTAACACTTTGATATGGTCCCGAAGACGCAGTTTGTCCGTGATTAATTGTTGCTGTCGCAGAAACTCTATTGATGGTTACATCGCCCGATAAATATCTGTTGCCTGTTGCAACAACATATGAACCGGACCCTGAAACAGGAGTATTGCTTGACCCAGCTTGAGTGGAAAGAGAGCCGCTGCGTCTTTGCCCACTTGAAGTCCAATATTCATAACCAGATCGCACTTTAGCATCATCTGCGTCTGTGGTGCCAGTGCCTGATTCTATCACATCAACAGTTATTCCGCTGTAATAACCAGCGCTTTTTACACCATCGCTATTAAAAGTTGCTGAGCCATTATCAGGCATCGTACCGTCTATCAAACCACCAGTTGACCCCCAAGCTTCGTATCCACTAAGAATTTGAGCACCACCAGCATTGGCATCACCAGTGCCCGCTGCAACTACATCAACACTTATACTACTATAATAACCTGCACTATAGCTCCCATCAGCAGTGAAACTTCCAGCTCCATTATTAGCCATTGTGCCATCAACTAAAGATCCAGACTCGTTCCAAGCCTCATATCCACTAAGAATTTGGCCGCTACTAGCATTCGTATCACCAGTACCTGCCGATATTACATCAACAGTTATGCCACTGTAATAACCAGCACTTTTTACACCATCACTATTGAAAGTTTGGGAGCCGTTGTTAGGCATCGTTCCATCAACTAATCCACCAGTAGAGTTCCATGCTTCGTATCCACTAAGAATTTGAGCGCTACCAGCATTTCCATCGGCAGTACCAGAAGCAACTACATCAACAGTTATGCCACTGTAATAACCAGCGCTTTTTACGCCATCGCTATTAAAAGTTTGAGAGCCGTTGTTGACCATTGTGCCGTCAACCAAAGATCCAGATTCGTTCCAAGCTTCATAACCACTAAGAATTTGACCACCACTAGCGTTTACATCACCAGTGCCTGTTGCAATTACATCGACAACTAGACTGCTGTAGTATCCTGAGTTTTTAGTTCCATCAGTATTAAAAGTTTGAGAGCCGTTATTAGGCATAGTTCCATCTATCAAATTACCAGTAGACCCCCAAGCTTCATAACCACTAAGGATTTGTCCACCGGCAGCATCACCATCACCTGTGCCAGAAGCCACAACATCAACAGTTATTCCGCTATAGTAGCCAGCGTTTTTTACACCATCACTATTGAAAGTTTGGGAGCCATTATTAGGCATCGTTCCATCAACTAATCCGCCACTAGAATTCCACGCTTCATATCCGCTAAGGATTTGTCCACCGGCAGCATCACCATCACCTGTACCTGATGCAACTACATCAACAGTTATTCCGCTGTAATAACCAGTGTTTTGCACTCCATCACTATTAAAAGTTACAGAGCCTCTGTTCGGCATCGTTCCATCTATCAAACCGCCAGTTGACCCCCAAGCTTCGTATCCACTAAGAATTTGGCTGCTTGCAGCATCAGTGTCACCTGTACCAGAAGCAACTACATCAACTGTAATACTGCTGTAGTATCCAGCGTTTTTTACACCATCACTATTGAAAGTTTGAGCACCGTTGTTGGGCATTGTTCCAGTAGTTTCTGTCATGTTTGGACCAGCATAAAAAGTTTTTGCTGTTAATACATTTGGAGCAGTTGCGGTTCCTGCAGCAAAAGCTGATGCATCATTTGCATCTATCGCTGATGTAAGACCATCTAAATCACCATCATAAGCTACTAAACCATAACTAGATCCATTACAGAAATATAGTCGGTTATCTGTAGACTTCATAACTATTACACCCTTTATTAGTGAGCTACAAGTAGGTAATGTCTCTGTTATTGGCACTTTTAATATATAGTTTATGTAAGAAGTATCTGCGTTTACATTAGAAGAAACAAATCGTTGCCCATCTGAAATTTTATAGGCATGAAACTTATTTTCCAATCGCATGGTGTCTTCAACAGCTTTTACTCCACCAAACTGTGCAAAACATTGTGTAGCTAATAACAACAATACACTAAATAAAATTTTCATAAATTATAACCTCCTAATATTATTATAATAAAATTATGATGTGGGGACATCCGCAATCATACCCAAAGGCACATAAAACTCTGCATTTGCTCTTGTAAATCCAGAAGTTTCTTCTGACATTTTTCCTAACAACCACCAACTATTATCACTAGCTTGCCACCACCCCAATGACCAATATGTGCCAGCAACTACTTCAACAAGCATAGGTGAAGCTATCGTCATTGATGTTCTAAATTGACCTTCCACATTTACTGTTCCATCTACATCTAATTTGTATGATGGCTGGTCCGTTCCAATGCCGACGTCGCCCGTCGTTGTTACCGAAACAAGAGAGTTTGCAGTTAAAAAGCCGCCTATACCTCCATAACCAATAGCATAATTTGTGTTTCCTTGAGGTATCCCTACTTGAAAGGCGTTTGTCGCACTGGTATAGGCATCCTCGTGCTCTATGTATATACCTGCCCCACTGCTCGCTGTAAATGTGCTTTTTAACTTGATGCTAACGTCATCATTGCTCTGAAATTTTGCTAAGCCTTCACCGGGTCCAGATTTTGTTACTTCAAAGTTACCATCGCTCGTGATGCGAGCAAGTTCGACAACGCTTCCACCCGCCGCTTGATACGCGACACTCCACGCATCACCTGTGGCATCAGTTGGGCCGAGCCGTTGATACCACGAAGACAACCCTGTATTTGCTTGTGTTCCCTGTTCGGTTGCGTTAGACCCAATGACTAAACCATTGTAATTTGTGCTGACACCCGCATTGGTGGCGATAAACGATTTTTGTGTACTGCTGTCTTGATATTTAAATATTAAATGCGTGTTTCCAGATGTGTTGATGTCAACAGGGGCCGTTGGCAAGTCCGTTCCAATGCCGACATTACCAGCATTAGTTATTCTCATTTTTTCATCGTTGTCAGTAAGGAAACGTATAAAGTTTGTTCCATTACCATTACCGGCGTGTATTTCAAAATCGTGGTTTGTTATAGTTCCTATTCTACCATT